AATAGCCTGCTTGTTGGCGATAGCGGCTTTGAGGAATCCGTTGTAGTAGATGCGTCCTTCATTTTCATTGCCGGACTTTTCCACGATGGACGGAATACGGTCAGCGGCGTACTTGTCGTAGCCACCCATTTCCTTCGCGGCATCTTCGGGCATGGGAAGTTTGCCGCCGAGCTTGCCGAGGCGCGTCTTGCCGAGTTCAAAGCTGATGCCGACAGTCGGAAGTTCATCGTCATAATCGACTTCCTGAAGTCCCTGAATGTCGTCAACCTTGCTGTACAGGTTGTAGAACCCGTGAGAGGCGGCTTTGACGGGGATGGACGCGATAATCGGGTTGTTTTCGAGCAGAGTATTCACGATGCCCTGCTGTTTCTTTGCGAGGTAGACATTGATGTCCACAAGGGTGTTTTTCATGGTTGTTACTCCTTGTTGTTATTGGTTAAAGTTTGAGTTGTTTCATCACATCGTCCTCAAACATATCCGTATTGTCAACGGGGAGACCGCCCTTATTGTCGTTGGTTCGGTTGATTTGGTTCTGCGTGATGCTTTCAGTGGTTTTCGATTCGCCCGCCGTACTGTCAACGAGGAAACCGAAATCCTTTGCCACATCCTGTGCATACTGCGAAATGTCCGAACCGTCTTTGCACTTCAGTCCATCACCGGATTCATCGAGTTCGATGAGACCAAGAGCAATGTCCTTTTTGAGTGCGCGGGTCAGGCGAGGTGCATCAACGCCCTTCAACTTGCCGACAAATTCAGACAAAACATCCGAGGTCTTGCGCTGTCTCGTTTCAGTCTTCAGGTTTTCGTAGTCCGGCTTGATTTTGTCAAGTTCGTCCTTGTACGAATCTCTTTCGCTGTTCGATTTGCGTAAGTCTCGCTGAAGCTGTGCAAGGCGTTCGTCTTTCTCCGAATCCTTTGCTTCAAGTCTCGTCTTAATGTCCTCAACCGTTCCAATTTCCTTGAACTTTGCGAGTTCCGCCCTTGCCTGATTTGCGGCATCGCGTTCCTTGTCCTTATCACGTTTGAGGTTTTCAACGTCAGTCAAAGTCTTGACCTTCGTTTCGTCAAGTTGCAGTTCTCCCTCTGCATCAACAGAGAAAAGACTTTTGAGGGTTTCAGGAACGGCGTCCAACGTCAAATCCTTTAGTTTCAGCATGTTAAGCTCCTATTGTTAATATGGATTTTTGAGTTATCTTAACGGAACATCCGTTAAAATCTTAATAATTCAAACTGTGTCAACTAACGATTCAATAGTCATTTCGATTTTGCCTGTATCTGGCGCGTAAATCTTTCGTACATGGTAGTCTGCGACTAAAGCATCATCTACCCAAATTACGCCGTTTAAGCAGTCGAAAAGTGCCTTTGTTAAATTATCAACATCGGGCTTTGTTTTCTTCCAAAATATCTTTCCGAGTATGATTTCACGAATGTCCCTTTTCCGCATATTTGATGTAGGGCGAAAGTAAAAAGTTACATCCACCTTGATTGCATCATCAAACAGCTTGAATCCGATAGGACGTTGTGTAAGCGCATATCTGCGTATGATATTTTTGAATTTCTCTATTTTGTAAGGCTGATAGGAACGAATACCCCAAATCGTTTCGTAGAAACTTGCGGACTGTTTTGGTTTTGGTTCGATTGGAAATTCCAGTTTCATTCCGCATTGTTCCCGCTGTTATCGTTGTTCTTGTCCTGTGCAAACGGATTTCCGTTGGTTTTCTTTGGAAGAACAGCGTTAGCGTTCTGTCTTTCCTGTGCCTCAATCTTGTAGCGTTTCTTGAAATCTTCCCAAGAGGTAGACGCATTGATGTAACCGCTTTTTCTTGCAATTTCATAAAGGTCTTCTTCGAGTATCTGCACATCACCTTCCTTGACGGATTTGCAAAGCGAGATAAATTCGGAAAGATTGAGTTTCGTGTTCGCAAATTCTTTTGACGGGATATAGCAAATGTTATTGATTTCCTCTTTCGGGATTTCCATCCACATTGCCATATATTTAAGGATTTGCGTGATTGCCTGACCGGAAGTTTCGACCACGGAACGAAGAGGCGCGGAACGGCTGTTCTGTTCCATGCCGACAACAGCACCGGATTGGTGAGTTTTCGCCGACATAAGAGAAAGCCGCTTCTGTTCGATAGATGCTTTGAGTTGTTCGATTTCTTCCTTTTCTGCGGTGTAGCCAACGCCGTTGGTCGAAACATATTTTGCATCGGCACTTTCCTCTTTGAGCGCGATAAACGAACCGCACCCGAAGGCAATGTCTTTCGGAATCGCGTCAGGTGAAACACCAGTGAAAACAAGAATTTCCTGTGTGTTCATATAGATATGTTGACTGTGGTTCGCCATAGCAACATACAGGGCGATTTCCGTGTCTGCCATTGACTGAAGAGGCGGGTAGTCGAAAGATGAACCGGAAAGACTGGTAACGCCGCACCAAACGAACGGAATACGTTTAAGAGCCTTGCCGAGATAGGTGGGGTAAACTGTATTCTCGTCAATCTTTGGATTCTTCGGGTCAAATTCCGCAAACTCTTCAAGCGAAAGTTTCCGCTGATAATAGTTTCCGTTTGCATCAAGCGCAAAGACGCGAAGTTTGAAATCAATGCTGTCAGTCTTTGTCATAATGTCGTACACGCCAGTCGATTCATCCATAAGGATAAAATCGGCATAGCTTTCGCCGCCAACATCTATGAAATGACTGCGAAGGAATTTATCGGCCGAGTATTCGCGGATAAAGAAAGGACGTTCCTTGTCGTTGCGTGTCTCAACGAGCATACAACGGAGACCGTGCGCCATCTGTTCGGAATTGAGGCGCATTTGAACGGATTTCAGACTATCGTTGTAGACACTGGCGTATTCGCGGATATAGTCAAGTTCTTTCCCTTTCGGCAGTTTAATGGTTGGTTCTCCCATCGAAAAAAGACCTTCGTAAATATCGAGGGCATAGCGAGTTTCAGACGGAAAGAGTGCGCGTCTCAAAAAGCTAATGTACTGCTCTTGATGGTTTTTCTGCCATTCGTTCGGGGGAAGATATTTGCATTTCGATTTAATGGTTTTCTGACCCGCAAGACAATCGTCAACCAACTGCCGAGCATCCTTCAAATCATTGTATTCAGGAAAGGCAAAACCTTGAATGGTTGCGATAATCTCTTCTGCGTCTTTTTTTTCGACATTGTGCATAGAACGTATCTCCGTTTAAAGTTTGTTACCTTTATTACAAAGATACGTCCCATGTCAATTATTCAATTATGTAAACAAGCCTTTGTCTCTGCGTTTCAAGTCTGCCAAAGTCATTCGCTGATAATTGAGCGGCGTTTCGTAATCGTCAATTTCGTAATCGCCTTGCTCGAACAGTTCGTATTTGTCTTTGCCTAACCGCCTTTTTTGCTGTGCGGGTGTGAGTAGACCGAAATACGTTGCGAACGGCATAATCAGACCGGAGTAATCAGCACCATCATCCGGTATCGGAATCAGGCGGCATCGGCAGTTTATGTGCATAGGCAAGTTCGGAATATCTTCATCGTTAAAATAGAAAATCTTCCCTTCATAGTGATTACATTCTTCACACACTCTGCCGTCCAGTGCAGTTGAGTAGAGAAGTCTTGTCTGATTCTCATACGCGAAAGACAAAACAACATCGTTTTTTACGCCGTTTACAATGGAAAGAATTTCGTTGCGAATGTATTTCTTTGTTTTCAAAAGTTCTCGCTTTACTTCGCGTCTCGCCTCTTGTAACGTTTTTCCAGTACGCAAACTGCGAACCATTGCATCGAAAATCCGGTTTGTGTCCGTGTCTCTGACTTTCTCGAAAATCTGTGAAACAGTGCCGCCGTTGTATATCCCATAGGTTATGATTTTATCAATCATGTCGGGCTTCATGGCAATCGCTGTTCCTGTAAGCGTAGCGAAAAACTTTGTCAGGAACTTGCTTTCGTTTCGTGCAACTTTCGTGTTCGATTCGATTAAATCTTCCTCATCCTCATGGAAAGCGTTTTCCCGAATATCCGCAATGCGAGATTTTAATTCTTCGATGTACTGCTTCAGATTGTCGTTCATCTGCATGTTTTCTTTTTCAAAAAGCATGTAGAGCTGATAAAGCAGTTCCATAATTGCATCTTCCGTCTGCTCAAATTCAGGCAGAGCATCAAGCGATTCGCCATTTGCATATAATTGTAAATCATCGTCATGCTGTGTTAGAGCAAAAGCGAGTTTTTTAATTTCGATTTCTTTATCCATAAGTATCTCCATTAGAAAGAGTTTGAGATTGTTCCAATAGAAACTTTATACTTATCTTCAGACAAAAATTCGTAGAGTAGGCAGTCTAACAAGTGGTCTTCAGATAAGCTATCAACATCATCGGGATTCTTCTTGTCGCGTGGTAATGTCGGTATTGTCCGAATACAATTTACGCAAGTATTGAAGAAGAAAATTCCGGCAGATTCTTTTCTTTCAAGAGAGCCGATAAGATGATTTCTGAACAGGTTGATTGAAATAATTCGAGAACCCTGCTTTTTGTTGCAAGGTGAGAAACAAATTCCGTTTTCCTCAAAATCATCTGCAATCGAATGGTGTTTGGATGAAAAAATAGCATTATCGGCGATTCGTTCTGAAATATGATAGCCGAGTGCTTTTTCTTTTGCCTTGATTTTGATAGCCTTGCTTTCCACGGATTCGCCTGTTCCACAGTTCGGCGTTCCGTTCCATCCGTAGAGTTCGGCAATAACAAACGTATCGCCTCGAATCGTGTGGCGTGTTTCTCCGTTCGGAAGAGTATAGTCGCTACCGTCCGAAATTGCAAACCAACATACGGCATAAGGTTTTGATGTGCCATCGTCATACACCTCAACGACACGCCAATCTTTCGGAACTCTGAACGGTTTGATAACGTGAATATCTCTGTCAAAGAGTTTATCAAAAGCACCGCCCGAAATAATGTTCCAGTCGCCGAGTAACCAAGCACGAACCATTTCCGGTGAACCGATTTGTTTCAATCGCTGAATATAGGTCGGGTCGTTTTTGAGCAGATATGGATTTTCGTAAAGCGTGGACGGAATGTAGACTTTCCATGTAAGCGGCTTACCGGAATCATCCCATCCGTCCGCTACTGGTGTCATTGGCGGCGCAACATCAATAAAACGCGCTTTGATGATATTATGTAGAGTACCACCGGGGTTGCATGTAGCAAAAATTTGGCAAGGTATTCCCGCCGCCGAGCGCATATTGCCTCGCATCATATCGAACTCACGAATAGAAGAAAAGTTGCCGAGTTCGTCATAAATAACGAGCGTATAAGCATGACCCTGATAACTGTCGATTTTATCACCTTCGAGATAATCAAACTCGCAGATTGCACCGTTTTTGAACTCAAAACGTTTCTTTTGTTCTTTCCAAATAGCGATACCTTCGAACCACCGTTTTGCTTCGTCAATGTTCGGTTCGAGTTCTTTCAGAGTTTTACGAAGAAAGAGAATACGCGCGTCTTTTCCGTAGAGTTGAGCGTGTTGCATTATCTTGATGTAGGAACATGCGCTTTTCCCGCCGCCACGCGAGCCGCCAAATATAATAGTATCACACGGACAATCTAACGCAATCTGTTGTTTTTCAGTAGGATAGATGTCTCTTGTTTTGCTAATTATCTTATCGTTTGGCATATCATTGTTTTCCTAACTTTTCGATAATTTCATCCGTGGAAAGTTGTTTGAGTTCGTCAGTCTGTTTTTCATGGAAAGCAACCGCCTTTCCACTCCAAGCCTCAACGCGCTTTTCTTTGCTTGCGTTATTGTTTTCATCGTTAGCAGTCAGATTTGCCGTTACAGCATGAAGAACGACAAGTGGTTGTCCGTTTGCGCCGCTGATTTCGAGTTTGTCGCCAAAACCTCTATCTCGCGCCTGTGCTTCAAGGAACAGCTTTCGAGCGAATTTGTCGCCGTTCTTTGCGTCTTCGATAAGGTTATCCATAACCATATCTTTTTCGCGTTCTTGCTCGTCCTTGATTTCCTGTTTGATTACGGGGTCTTTATCAATCCATTCCTGAATACAGGAACGAGTGCAACCAAGTTTCTTTTCAATATTGAGGATAAGCCCCTTACTTCCTGAAATAGCAGACAGGACTTCTTCGCGCGTTACAGACGTGCGTTTTACCTCAATAAAGTCCTGATAATTCTGCTGTTGCTGTTTCGGTTTGTACATCTGTGATTTCCTTTACAGGTTTGCTATCAAGTTCAATAATTCCGTTATCGTCAACGATATTATTGATAAGGTTTGCAAAATATGGATTCTGATTGAGATAATCGAACAGAATGATTTTATCCTTGCTTGTGAGATTATTGGTAACTTGCGTAACGATTTCCTCTTTATCTATCGTGAAGTTATCCGGTAAAAGTTTATCGCCGTTCTGCGGTGCAATTTCGTGTTTATCCATGTCAAGACCGAATAGACGAATATAGCGCAACTTTTCTTCTTCGGAGACCTTGCGCGTATAGAGATATGTCATGTACTCGGTCATGTGTCCGACAATCGAACGCACGATAGTTTCAGGTATTCCGAATATTCCGGCGAGTGTGCAAAAGGTGTGCCGGAGACTGTGCAGACCTTTTTTATTGCATTTGCGAGTTACGCCGTCAACGGCTGTCTTTGTTTCGATGCCGAGCGAGGCGAGAAAACGGGTTGCACGGTTCGACACGATTGACTTATTGAAATCGTAGTCCTTGAAGTGTTCAGGCAAAAGATACTTTTCGTCTTTGGACTTATCATAAAGCCCTTGAATGTACTGGCGAAGTTTGAATGTCATGGGAATTGAGCAGAGTGCGCCAGTCTTGATTCGTCTTCGAATGATGAAGTTCCGTTCAAATGAAATGTGCGACTTTTCGAGTGTGCAAATATCGCCCATTGAAAGACCAGTGAACAAACCGATTGTGAAAAGCGGACGCAAATAATCATCGGCGTTCTTGAAGATAAGCGAAAGCTCATCGAACGTGAATGGTTCGTGTGATTCGCTATGTTCAATCAGCTTCGGAATCCGTGCGAACGGAGATTCATCCATGCCAGTATCATCAAGCAACTTTTCGTAGAGGTCATTGAGAAAAATATGCTTGTGGTTCAATGTGTGCGTTGAGAGTTCGATTTTGTTGTTATCTCTGAAATCTCTGTAACTGCCAAAAGTTCGGATAAGCGAAATGTAAGCCTCTGCAATCTTTTTCTCGACCTTTTGGATGCAGTCGCATTGAGGGAATTGTTCTTTGATGAAAAGCGTGAAGTCTTCCCATATCTTTTCGTTGTAGGACGTTTTCGGATTATCCTCTTTGCGATTCACTCTGCGGCGAGGCTTGCAAAGATACAACTCGAACGCCTTGCTGAAATAAATCGGGTTCTGCGCGATAATCATGTCCTTGCATTTAAGAAACAGTTCTTTCAGCGTCTTGCACTGTTCCAACCTCAAAACGGATGCACGATGCAAAATCTCGAACGAAACTGCGTCCTTTACATCCTCGGTGTGGCAAGAACCTTCGTAAACGATGCCGTTGTAGTCGTAATGGAAACGGAAGATGCCGTCTTTGCCTCTTTCTACACTCATTGCTTTTCTCCTTTGTGCATTAAGTGTGTTGGTTTGAGCGTGGATGATAATATAATATACAACACCATATACAGAAGTCAAGCCTATAATATAAAAAAATCAGAAAAAAGTTTTGAAAAGGTCTTGAAAAACGCCGGAATCGTGCTAAAGTAATACAACCAAACCACCATAAAAGAAGGAAAACTTGTATGGCAGAACAAAAAGTTTACTCTATTGAGGAAAAGCGTCTTTCTCCGATTTCAGAAGAACGCATTGACGAAATTTTGGACGCTGTGAAAAATATCCAGTTCCATAATCTTTGGCGGCGCGGATATTCCGAAACAGTGAATCTTTTAGACAGTAAATCATTGGGGAAAAGCCTTGATACTGTCTGCGGTGCTTGCCTTGATTTAAGTGCGCTCGTTGAGGAAAACAACAAACTTGTGAGAATGTTGGGGATTCAGAATGAAACGGTCGATATGTACCTGTTCATTCTTCAAAAGCACAAAGTGGACGTGAACAAAGAGATTGAGCTTATCCGCAAGAAGAAAGAGCAAGAGGAAAAGCGAAACCGTGCGAATACTGGCAAATGCGAAAAGACCTCTTCACAGTCTTAACATCATCCTATTTTACGTTTGCTTTATTTGTTTTTACTGGTGCATACTGCTTGCTGAACGCCGAACAATGCGCGAGTAATGCAAATATCGTAAACTATGCGGATGCCCTTTGGTTTGCCCTTAATGCGTCCTCGGTTGGAAATTCAAATTTCTATCCAGTTACGAATCTCGGCAGAATCATCGGAGCGATTTTGATTTTAGTCGGTTACGCCTTATTCACCCTGAATATTGCCGTAATTTCATCGTACTTTTCCCATAAACTCAACAAACACAAAGAAAGGTAAACAACATGGGAGACGAAAACACAAAAGAAGCAACTGCCAATATCGGTTTCGGTTGGAAACCCGTGAGCGAACAGAGTGAACAGGATGCTTTCGCTGTTGCAATGAACAAGATGAAACATCAGATTCACGAAAATGCCGTCAAACACGGTTGGTGGGACAACGAGAGGGAAGACGGAACTTGTGTCGCCCTCATGCACTCGGAACTTTCGGAATGTCTTGAAGCAATGCGAAACGATTTCAATGCGCCGGACAAGCACTGTCCTGAATTTTCCGCAGTAACAGTCGAACTCGCCGACTGCATCATCAGAATCCTTGATTACTGCGGCAAAAAAAATCTCCCGATTGCAGAGGCGATTGTTGCCAAGCATCAGCACAACATCAACCGCCCCTACAAACACGGGGGAAAAGCGTTCTGATAAGATTGTGAAATCTAATTAGAACGGCGCGGATTCATCTTCTGCGGTGTTTCCACCATAGACGCTATCGGATGCACTCCCTTGCGGGTTGTCCGTAGCGTCTCTTTGTGCCTGTTCTTCTCTGTCCCGAATCTGTTTGGCGACACTTTCGCCCTCGGTATCAAAGAAGATGGAATCGGCGATAATCGCAACGCTTGAAAGGGATTTGCCGGACTTGTCTTTGTAGACGCTTGCGGAAAGTCTTCCGACAACGCAAATCTGCGCCTTTTCAACAAGTTTGTTCACAACGTAATTGGCATAGTCGCCAAAAACGGTTACAGTGTAGTTCTCGAACACACTTCCGTTCTTCCCCTTGTAGACCGTGTAAACGCCGAACCGAAGGATTTTCGTTTCATTGTCGGGGGTCTTGAAAATGCGACCAACGTGGCAGGAGAGGATTACAGAGTTCATCATAGTCTTTTTTCCTTCTTTTAGGTTTTGGTTTTGGTATTGTTATTTGTTTTCGACAGGTTCAATGGCGGCATCGGTTTCGTCCGTTGCAACAGGGACACCATTATAGGCGTTGAGTACATCGGCAATGGACTTGATAGCCTCGGCAACATTCCCGTTATCATTCAGGGTAATGCTCACAAACTGCTTTTTCGTTACGCTCTTCGCGTTCCAAATCGAGGAACTTTCTTCAGAGCGATAGGAAATCGAGTTCGTGCCGCTTTTGGTGGAACTGAAGTCGCCGCTGATAAACGTGGTGTTCAGACCGGGAATCTTCGTGTCGGGGTCAATGCCGACAACCGATTTAATAACCGTTCCGTTGCCGGACAGGTTCTTTTCGGGGATTCCCTTCGTCATGTTGTCAAGCGCGGTGCAAGACGCAAAGACGGTCATGGCAAAGATGCCAACGAGAATGAAGATAATGTTTTTCATTTGTTTTACCTTTCTTTTTGAGGTTAGTTTGCGTGTTTGAAAAGTGCGATTATGGCAATCACCGTGGTAACAAGCCATCCGATGAACAGCGTGATTTTCTTTGTGAAACTGTTTGAAATCTTCTGTTCAAGTTTGATGCTGTTGACCTCGGTTTTGAGGTTATTGACTTCATCAACGAGACCGAGCTTTCCGTTGCCGTGAAGCGTTTTATAGTCCGTGTTGAGTTTTGTCTTGATTTCCGAAATATCTGCGGTGATTTCGAGCAAGGACGAATACACGAATTGTTCAAACGGCGTATTCAGCGCGGGCGGGTTGATAGGAACTTTTTGTGTATTGTTTATACTCATTTCTTTTTATCCTTTCCGCGCTTTGCTTTGCAGATTGCACATTCACACGGTGAAGTCCATGCAGACCATCCGAACAACTGGCAGAGATTCCCGAATCGTCTTGCCTGATTCATTACAATGTAACGGCGAGGGTCAAGAAAGCAGTAACGATACTTTGCAATCTTGTAGCCGTTCTTTTTGAACCGAGTATTTGATTCGGTGAACTTCTTCATCGAGTTATCGGATTTGTGCCACTCTACATCGTGAATCAGAGCGACAGGCATCAGAGAAGGATGAAGTTTGTCAAGCAGTTTGCGAATCTTTTCAGGAAACTTGTCCGAACCAATGCCGTTGAAGATAAGCCTCAAATCGGCAAGTGTGTATCGTTTCAGTTTCGTTGCCCCGTCCAGTCCGGCTTCAATCGCCATAAGCCGGAGACGTTTGATTTCGCGCACGGATTCCATTTTTACGCGCCCTGAAGATTGATGCCGCCGATAAGCTCGTTCCAAGTCATTCCGAACCGCATAGCGTCAGCCATAATCTCGGTGATTCTCTTTCTTCCGTAGTCGATGGTTTCCGCATCAACCTGTTTTTCTTCAGCGAGAGCAATTAGGTCAGCGGAAATTCCGTTTGCCGCCGCCGCAAGAAATTCGGCAGGGGTAATCTTGTCAGTCATGCCGGAAAGTTCAACAATCAAATCGCGGAACGAGTTGCAAACGCGCTGTTTCGGCGTGAGTTCGCCATCCTCGGTAATCGTGCCGCCGATAGCCTCGAAAATCTCGTCTGTCTTGATGGGGGAAATGGTTCGTCCGTCAGGAAACTTGACGATGTTCGGGCGTTCGGTGTAAGTTTCGCCGTTGATGTGATAAGTTTTCATATTGGTAATCTCCTCAATTTGTGAATTTGTAGAAACGATTGTCAATGTGTTTAATCTTCGCTCTGAAGTCTGTTGCGTTCGGATTCGCTTGAACGAAGTCGTTCAACTGTTGCATCAAAACGTTAGACGAAGTAAAGATTATACACTTATTACCGTCCATGTCAAATTGTAAAGTAAGACATTTCTGATTTCTCGCGTTCTTGTCCTTGAAATGAGAGTTGCTGATTTTCCAACCAGTGAAGACAAGTTCGATATTGAGAACATCATCAATGTGGACTTTCTTACCTTCCAAGATAGTCCGATTCTTTGCGAAATCTGCTATGCGCGGAATTTCGTCTATGTTGCGGGTAATACTGTCGTTGTTGTTTGCGTTACCGTTGTCTGTGGTACACATAGTGATTTCACCAAGTTGTTAAAGTTTTTGATTGAGCATCCGACATTTCTAAACCAAAAGGCTTTTCCTGATTTGACACGCTTGAACCATCCCCATTGAGAGGATAGCGACCTCGCCCGATGTGCGGTAGGATGCAGTTTGAACCGCATGGCGTTGCGTCTAACGTGTCTTTCAATTCTGCGTCTGACAAGGACGCGCTTACGCTGAACGATAAAGCCCATCAGGTCGATGCCAAAGCGTTCTATCGGGAACACCTGTTCATTCTTCTTGATGTTTACTTTGAGTTCAACGGATAAAGCATGAAGCGCATTTTGAAATTCGTGGATTTTGTCTTTTGAATCGCAAAACGCTACTATGTCATCGTTGTAACGATAAAAACACATCTTCATATCTTTCGCAAGTCTGTCAACCGGATTCAGAAAGAAATTGGCGAGAATGGGCGATATAAGATTTCCAATCGGAAGACCGACTTTAATAGGACAGTTATCAATGATGTTGAATATCAGAGCGACCGCCCGTTTATCTTTTACCTTGTGAATTAACGCCTCTTTCAACTTGTCATGGTCTATGGACGAATAGAACTGCTTGAAATCAATCTTATAGCAGAAAATCGGCTTATCGCCAAATTCCCTTACTTTGCGGAATATGCGCCTCACTCCCTTATGTAAACTCTTGCCGGGAATCCCCGCATAAGTATCTTCAATCAGAGAGTGATTGAGCCTTGCGCCAAGCGTCATTCCAATCGCGCACTGGACGATTAAATCGCCGAAGTTCGAGGAATAATAGATTTCGCGCATCTTGCCACATTCCATGCGGAACATGTGCTTATAGTGGTGCATCTTCCAAGTGCCGTTTTTCAATCTGAAATGCAGACACCAAAGATTCCAATATAAGTTTTCTTCAAATTTTATGATTCTGCGTCTGTGTCGTTTGTTGCCTTTCTTTTTGAGTTTAAGGTAAGCCGCAAAGAGCGTATCAAACGCTATCATTTCCTCGAAAATATCACGGATTCGTTTCATCGTCTCACGCTCCTAAAATTCTGCATAGTTTTCCGAGACCTTTCAGCTTCGGCACAACCGATTTACTAAGTCCTATTCGGAACGTTAATCCACCTACTGTACGGTGATTGGAGTATGTTGCGTTTTGTCTACCTATCTTATCTAAAAGACGGTAGAGAAATGCAGACAGCCGCGCCCCAATGTTCGTGTTAGCATTGCCAACGGCATTGTTCACGTTGACGTAACCGAGACCGTCATTGGAGCTATTATTAGCGTTACCGCCACGGAAACCCGCACGGGGACAGCAGACCGCAACATATCCAACGCTACCACTGTTTCCAGCGATAACATTTTTAGCAAACGTGATTTGATATTTTTGATGAAAGATAAGCATGGTGATTCCAAATTCAGCGGAGACATAGCAAGCACTCGCTTGCGCTTTGTTTTTGCTATATCTCCGCATCGTTTTCGTTCCCTCGTTTACCCGTTCATTCGTTCTTTCGTTCTTTCGTGAGCGTTCATTTCGTTACCTCGCGCCCTTTTTATGCAGACAGCCGCGCCCCAATGTTCGGGTAAGCAAAGCCAACGGCAAGGCTCACGTCGACGGAACCGAGACCGTCATAGGAGCTAATAATAGCGTAACCGCCACGGAAACCCGCACGGGGCGAGGCATTGTCAGAATTGTAGAAATAATCCTGAAAACTGTTAGTTGCAGTACCAACAGTGAGAGGAAGAAGTGCATCACTCCAAGTCTGAACGTTGCCGCTGTTCGGCCATTCATGGGAAACCCACGAAACACCACTTGCAGGGGTCGTAGCGTGTGTATAGGTCAGGAGCGTCTTGTACAGCGAAGTTGCAAGCGTTTTCCAGTAGCCCTTACCCGCCGCACCGACAGTTCCGATGATGGGAAGGAAACCTGCGAGGTTCTGCCAAATACTGCCCCACGGATTTTCGATGAAATACTTACAGGCGACAACCTTATTGGTCGGCGAGTTGTAAGCAGTCGTATTGTACCCGTAAGAGGTGGTACAGGTATTGTCCGTGAAGGTCGGCGTTCCAACGGTCGGCGTTGCACCGTAATCACTCTTCGTATAGATAATGTCGTTGCCGTTTTTCCACGCGAAGACCGAGAAAGCGGTACGCGCTTCAGAACCGGACGGAACAGTACCAGTAACGGAGTTTGCGGCGACACCCTGCCAGTTCTTGCTATTGCAAGTGATGGACGAACCACGCCAAAACGCTTTGAGGTCGTAATCCGGCGAGTTGGCGGTTGCATCATCCGCGACAACCTGACCGCCGTAGATGTTCGGCGCGGACGGGGTGGATTCGGAACTCGTTGCCTTTGCCTTGTCGGATTCGGTGAGGATATTGGTTCTGCCAGTTCTGCGCGGCCAGTTGTTATTCCAGTCTTGCATTTCGGAGAAACCAGTAGTGATACCCTGCGTGTGAGCGGCGAGTTTCTGCGTGATAAACAGGTGGTGCAACCACTCATAATGTTTCTCATTGCAGACCGAACCGCCGTAGTTTTCGGCATAGGTCAGGTAGTTATTGAGCGAGGTCGAGACGGTCGGATAGACACCGGAGATTGAACGGAGACAAGTCTTGTTCGTGCCGCCGATGTTGATAGTCTGCGTTGCCGCCTGATAGTAGCCCATGTACTGCTTGCGGACAGTGTTTCCGTCCGGCGAAATCTTGAAGGATTCAAACCAGTCGGACGTGTTCGCGCCGTAGCCGAATTTCGAGCGGGACATAAGGATGTACTCGGTATCAACGTTGTCTTCCGTGCTTGCAATCCGCATGAAATGGGATTCAGGAAATTCCGTCATAACATCACCATCATCACCAGTCAGGACGGCATCAGTGCCATCGAGCTTTTTGGTGAGATTGTTCGGGTTGACGTAATATTTGATGTGCCGAGTGGAAAGGTTATCCATCAGACCGATTCGCGCGAAATGGCAAGCCATCTTTTCGGCGTTGTGAACCACGGCAGTTTCGTTGAGCGTAGAGGCATCCCACTTCTGATTTTCACTGTCGTAGGTGAAATTGGTGAGTTCGATAGCCGTGAACGTATGAACTGCGTTCGTGATAGTAGTGCCGGACATTGTGCGGGTGCAGACGTGCTTGTAGCCGTAGACATACGGAGCGTTGGAACTGGTCGGAATCGAATCATCGTTGTTCAACTGCCAGTATTTGCCCGCCGTAACCGTCCAAGTCGTAGAACCGTCCGAACCGATAACGGTGCAACCAGTACCGAGGACTTCAACGTAGGCATCATCACCGTCAACGCCAGTTCCCGCCGAAATCGGGTGAGTTTCGCTGTTGCCAGTGAAGTCAATGATAGTTCCTTCGCTGATAGTAACGATACCGTTGCCGAAAATCTTGCCGTGAACTTT